ATGGTGTTCCTGTATTTAAAGGAATACCGTCTCCTCTATCTACTGGCTCTCCAACTAAATAGATTTCTATGCTTACTCTATTTGGAGAACTAGGTTGAATTGCTCCATTAATTGTATATGTAGATGGATGTGGTAATGAAAGACTTGTTGACTCTATTCTTTCTTTATATAGCCAATCTCCGCCATTATTTCTATCCCATCTTACCCAAACATCATATTGAAGAGCATTTCTAATAAAAGCATTAGTCTTATATGTGCCTGCAGGACTGACGGGGGTAGATACAATATTTCCATGATCTTTATAATAACTAAAAGTATCGGTAGTCACAGCACTTATTTTATATGTTCCATTAAATGTTGAATCAACACCTTCTACTGTTACCCAGTCTCCAACAGACATATAGTGTGCTCCATTTGTAGTCAAAGTTGCTATATCAGAATTCAATACTTTATTATCTATAGACTGTACTGTTTTAGTGTCTTTCAATACTGTAACTGCATCCCAAGTAAACGCTGCTATTTGATTTGCTGAATTAAAACTAATTTGATCAGGCACGTAGGTATATGCTGGAATTACTAAATATACTGGAGACCAATGTGATACTCTGTTACGGTCTTCAGAAATAATTCTGTATCTTAATGTATGCCCCTCGTTTACGCTGCTGATTGGCGGCATATCAACTGGAGCCTGACGATATTGTTTAATACCAGCATCTGCCATTATGAAACTCCGACAGTAAATCTAAATTCAATATAATTGCTGGTATTTGGATTTTTAATAATTGTTTCAGCATCTGCATTTTTAACAACAGAATATCCAGTTAAGCCGTAAAGTGGATTAATTGTTGAAACATTTTCTAGTCTTAGGGCATCATAGGCTATGTAGTAATCGCCAGATGGTGCGTCTGATACTTGAATAGATGTATATATTTTTACTACAGTGACGGCATCCCAAGTAAATCCATTTGTTACATAAAGATTTTGTAGTTGTTCTGTAATAACAAAATATCTATTTGTTGAAAAGTCATATGTTCCACCAGTGCCAGATCCGTTATCTAGTTCTATTTCAAGACGAGCAAACTCTCCTGCATTCTCAGCATCTGTTGAAGCAAACTCAACTAAAATGCGAACGGTATCAGGTACGCTTGCTGAATCCCCATCTTTACTAATAAGAGAAAATGCAAGTCTTAGTTCGTCAGTAGGGGCATTTCTAGAAAAATCTACATCTGCTCCAGTTAAATGAATGTGATTTGATCCTGGCTCAATATAAAAATGTCCACCAGAACTACCTGTTGAAGGATCGATTGTAAGATCAGCATCATCGCCAACAACCATAATCATATTATTTAAAAATCTACAACGCTCATATCTTTCTGCTCTTGGAGATTTAAAAAATATTGAGTTATCTGCATTTGTTTGAAATACTGGATCTGTTGTTGCAATAATATTATCATCATTAGGATCATCTAATGGTTCTGTAATTGTAGGAATAGATGTTGCTGATGTTTGATCATGATATTGCCAGTTTTCACCCTGAGTAAATGCAAATACTGTTTTGCTATCGTAGGCTCCAGCAGATGGATTTGATCCTGCAGAATATAATCCTATTTCTGTTATTTCATATCTTTCTTCTGTTGGAAGTTCTGCTGTTAGGACTAGTTTTTCTGTGCCGCCGTCATTTACAAAACCACGTGAAGAAATTGGAACACGGAACATCTCAAAATCAAGGTTTTCCTTAGTGGAGTAGTCTCCATATGGGTCAGCAGTTGCTAGTGGCTGTGCTCCGCATCCTACGGCTATATAAGAGGCATAAGCAGGTGCCTGACCAAGAAGGTACTTACCAATAATAGCCTGTCCAGTATTTGTTATCATAATTCCGCCTCATATATTGTACCACTTGAAGTTATTTCAACCTGAACCTGCTCTCCTTCTTCAATATTGACAACCTCAATTACCAAATCACCAGTTTCTGGATCTATATAAACATGTTCCCCATTTGGCCCATTTCCTACATTAGGAACCTTGCTATCAAATTTAATTGTAAAGTTTTGGAAATATTTATCTGAAGTAGCCTGAAGACTAACAATATTGTTAGGGTTGTACTGCTGCTGAATTGTTGATAGGTTTTTGATTGGTTGATAGATTACTTCTTGTCCATTGACTGTATCATTTCTAGCAATATTAATGAGTTCTTGACCGCCAATATTTTCAAATAAAAGATCAGCCATTATTTCTATTGGGAGTGTCTCATCATTAAATAAAATAGTATCTATAGGAGCAGTAAGAACTGGATTGACAGTGAAGGCACTTATATTTAGGCCAGCATTATTAGGGGTTAGTGGTACTGGTGATACATCAGCCATTTTATACCTCGCTCAAATACAGAGTCATGTTTGGACCATCTGTATCTCTTCCATACTTAATATTATATATCACAAACCTGGTTGTGGTTGGAGTAACCAAATCTAGCCCAGTATTGTCTTGATATGTTATTGTTACTATATCTCCTAGTTGTAAAGTAGGTATAGCAAACATATTTACTCCTACCGCCTTTTTAGGATTCATAACCTTATTAATAATCCAGCCCATGAGTTGTTCTGCATCATCCTGACTCTGAATATATGGCGATTCAATTGCAAACTCATTCTTACCATAGATAATTCTGCTTTGCTTAATCTCATCATATTTGGCTTTTTCAACCAGCGGGGAAGTTACAATTGCACTACCCTGAAGTTGTGGGGTAGAGAAATTACTACGCTTTTTAAAATACTCATCAACTGTTAGTTCATATGTAGTATCCTGTGTAAATGTTATACCCTGAATTCTTAAATAATTTCCTGTAGTTTCGTCTAGATTCAAAGCAGTATCTGTAGCATTGAAAATCAAAAACTCAGCACCGTATGAATCAGCCTGGAAACCAGAAACGGCATAGCCTTTGATTCTGTTTAGTGTTGGGGATAGTTCTGCATAAAGAGCAGGGTATGATCTATCATATTTAATATCAAAGTAAGCACACTCACGCATAATAGTTCCAAATTCATCAAAATACATATTGTATCTTGGTGGTTGCTCAGAACTGATGCCGTCTAAATATGTGGCCTGAATAATACCGCTCATTGCATATTTACGGAATGATTCATTAGCATCAATATTAGTATCACCGAACGCACTAGACAAAGTTTCTCCAACTGTAAACACAGTATTCTGAGAATAATTTTCTGCTAACGCATAAATATTTTCAAACATTACTCTAGATGATCCACGAACAAATAGAGCAGAGTTATTATAAATTGGCATTGGATCTGTATCATCAACAATTTGAATTAACTTATTATTAATGTATAAGTAGAATCTGCGAATAGTTCCAAGATCTTCATACTCTACAGACAAGTCATAGACTGTTGTGTTTTCCTCTCCAGCCATACGATACTGTCCTGTAAATCTGCCATCATCAACTATGATGCTTGATAGCCCACCCCATAGTTTTACTGGTATTGCATCGCTGCTAGAAGAATCTTTCTTTACCTTATAAAATACAATATTGTTAATTGATATAGTTGGATTACCAGCATTGTCTGTAGTTATATATGATTGAATGTTGTCTTCTGTCATAGCAACAATTTCAAAGTAATATCCATTGTTTGTTTCTGGATTAAGTAATACTGCTATACCGCCAGACCCTCCACCAATGCTTATATTTTGGTTTGGCAACGCACCTGTTACCTGATAGTATGATGTGCTACCAATTGGGCTTTGTGCACGGTTCTCATTATTTTCAATTTTACCAATGATACGCATTCTTGTTCCAAATAACTTATAAGCATTATCTAGATTTTTATAAACATAAGATACAAAGTTGAGCGGAACCTCTGTGGTTTTAAAAGATGGTCCATTCATAATAAGAGCAGAAGACTGTATAGTTCCACTTTGTGTAGACTTTAAATTATTAACAGCGCTATCTGTTAGATAGTTAGTTGCCATAAAGTTTTTAATAATTCCATTACGAGTTGTTTGTTTTGCTAAGTCATTATTTACTCCAGCAGCACCTGTTGTTGTAGATGGCACAGTTGGATCAAGATCTGTAGTAAATAAATATTGTGCTTCCATTTCACAGCCACGAACATAAGAATTATCTGACCAGTAACTGCTCATGCCAGCGTTATGTGCAACAATTGGAGTACCAAACTGCCCACGGCCATGCTCGTAAACCGAACCTGGCTGCAAACGCTCTGTGCCGTCAATTGTTTCATAATAGGGAACAGAATAAATACGAACTAAACCAGTTGGATATATTTTTCCATTAAATGGCAGGGTAGAAAAATATCTTTGATATTCTTGATTACTTGTAATCCATACATTTCCAGTTCCTGTAATATTAAATT